ACATAGGTAATTATCATTCTGTACAGAACGGGTATATTAGAAACCTAGATATACACCTTTTAAATATGTATGAGCATATTTACAGGACTTACCTAGACCCACAGTATGTAATGACTAAGTGGTGTTCTAGTTGCGTTATGGATTGCGTACAAAGACTTTACAGTTATTACTTATCATTACCCCAAGAAGTTGTACAAGATATTGTACAGGATATTGTACAGGCAGAAGATTGCGTATGGGTAAATCCACCAAAGAAAAGAGGTAGACCAAAGAAATGAGAATACTAGGAATAACACAAAGTTTTAGCGGTGTTGGATGGCACAGAATAATGATGCCCTTAACACTCATGGAAAAAGACTATTGTTTAATAACAGATGTGTTAAATGAGGAAGTCCTAGAGAAGGGGTTTGATATTGTAGTAATTAATAGGATGCTGCAAATAGATGTTAAGCAAATAGAGGAATGGAAAAATAAATATAATTTTAAGTTAGTTATAGACAACGATGATTATTGGAAGCTAGACCCAAACCATGTTTTGTATGAAAGATACATAAAAGGGAACGTAACAAATAAAATTCTAGATTATTTAAGGCTTGGGGATGTAGCAACTGTAACACATGAAAGGTTAGCAGAAGAAGTTTATCACTATAACCCTAATGTTCATATAATACCAAACGGCATACCCTACGGAGAAGAACAATACCTAGATAAAAAGATTGATAGTGATGTAGTTAGGTTATTCTGGAGTGGTTCGGATACTCACCAACACGATTTAAAGATAATAAAAGAGCCTGTTAAAAGATTTAACAACTTGCCTGTAAAAATGGTAATGGCTGGTTATGTTGAGAATCAAGTCTGGAATACTATGGCTTTTTATTTTAGTGCAGGTAGGAAACTAGATACTAAGATTTACAGATACAACGAGGTTACTAGATACATGGAAGCCTACGGAGATTCAGATATAAGTTTAATTCCTTTAGTAGATAGCAAGTTTAACGGCATGAAGTCTAATTTAAAAATACTAGAAACTGCTTCTAAAGGTAATCCTGCTATTGTTTCAAACGTACACCCATATAAAGA